CGGGTCCTCCTCGTCCTCCGGGTCCTCCTCCTCGTCGGGGTCCGCCTCCTTCTCCTCGTCGGGGTCGGGGATGTCGGCGAGAGCGGCGTCCACGTCCTGCGCTGCGGACTGCTCCTGCTCGGCGACGGCCTTGACAGCGGCGTCGGCGGCGAAGTACGACTCGCGCAGGGTGGTCAGGGCGTCGAGGTCGGGGTTGGCCGAACCGCGGAGGGAGTGGAGTTGACGTGCGATGACGTCACGGGCCTGAGTGAGCTCTGACAGCGAGAGAGTCTCTCCCGCGCCAACCCGACCCAGGATGCTGAGAGCCTGCTGGAGATCCATGGTGGACTTCTTTCGCGTCTGGTGTGATCAGGGGACGCGGTGCCACCGCAGAAGGCTCTACGCAGAGCCGATGGGCGAACGATAGCCTCATACGCGAGGCTTGCGCTACTCCTTGGGAGAATCGTCTGGATTCGGGACGTCCGTGAGCGCCTCTTCGGCGAGCAGGGCAACCGCCTTCTCGATCCGCTTCAGGCTGTCCATGATCTTGCCGAGATCGCCCTCCGGCTCGTCCTCCGGCTTGTCCTTCTCCGGGAAGGGGTCCTCCCCGAGGTCGTCACCGCACTCGGCGCAGAAACCGCCCTCCGGGTTGATGACGTGGACGTGGTCCGGCGGCGTCACGGTCATGGAGTCCCCACCCGCGCTCGCAGCGACGGGCCAAGCGGGGGTGGGGACGAGGTGGATGCCGACCAGCGTGCGGCCACGGCCCGCAGGCCAGAGTTCCACGCTCGGGGCGAGGGCCATCGCCCGCATCAGCGTGGGCTTGTCCACACCGGGCATGACGACACCGCTGACCGCGAGGCCGAACGGGGTCTCCCACGCACGGACCATCGCGAACACGGTGTTCGCGTCGTCGCGGTGTCGGTTCACCTCACGGAAGTCCACGCCCTGCCGGGCGAGGCTGGCGTCGACGTGCTTCCCGCCGATGGTGAGCGCCCCGACGCGGATGGTCTTGCCGTCGGACAGGGTGACGTTCTGCCCCGTGTGGAAGCCCTTGTGCTGCGGGTCCACGTCGCCGGGGTACTGGAAGCACGCGCCCATGTCACTTCGGTGACACACGCCCTTCGGTGCGGCGATGCCGTACAGACGACGGAGGCCGTTGGCATCCTCGTCGCCGACGGTGAGCGGCACCATCTTCTTCGGCTTGAAGTCGGCGAAGTACTCAGCGGGGAGGGCCGAGGAGCCCGCAGCGGCCGTGACAGCCTCGACGTCCTCCCCGCTGAGGGCCTCAGGCCGGACCGCCGTGTCCATGCCGTCGACCCGCTCGAGGGCGCTGATCGAGCCGACCACGAAGCCGTCGTGGTCGTTGTTCTCGGGGTCCCAGATGATCGGGATGGGGAGCAGGTCGTCGTCCCACGTCAGACTGCCGTACTTCAGCGTCCGGACGTCGCCGGTGTAGATCCCCTCGTAGGTGACGGGGCCGGTGACCGAGTAGCCGTCGTCGGCGAGGGCGAGGCGGGCGTTGCTGAACGCCGCCGTGTCGACGATGGCGACGTGGCGCGGGCGGATCTCGGCGTTGAGGAAGATCTCGTTGGCCTCCTCCATCTTCTGCGCCATCGTCTCGTCGTCGTCGTCCGGGCTGGGCTCCAGCGCGGCCAGCCGCTCGGCCACCTCGGGGTGAAGGTCGTGCTTGATGGACACCGCCACCGCACCCTCGCGGAGGAGTTCCTGCACGCGGGCCACCAGAGCCTGAGTGCGGGGGTCCTCGGACTTGGACAGGCTGCCGGTGCCGATGATGCCCGCAGTCTCCTTGCCCAGATCCTCCTCTTCGAGGCTCCAGTCCTCCGGGAGGTCGATGTCGCACTCGAGGGCCCTCGCCCGCTTCTTGATGTGGGCCTTCGCCTTCGGCTTGTCGCCCGCCCGGCCGAACGCCGAGATCGCGTTCTTCAGGTCAGCGCAGTCGTGGATCGGGAACGACCCGTCCGGCAGCGCCTCGCCGTTCTTGGCCATCTTGTCTCGCTGCTCGCGCGAGTAGTCCTTAAATTCCACGCCATTACCTTCCGCGTCGTTGCGACGTTCTCTGCGCTCGGGTCGAGTGCCGTCCGGATCGAACGGGCAGTCGGGCCAGTCGTTGTACTTCTCCACGATCCGCTTGTAGATGGAGCAGATCTTCCGCTTGATGGCCTCTTTCTCGGACTTGGACGCGCCCTGCATCTTGTCAATGCCATGCCCCCCGGCCACGGCCGACATTCCACGAGGAACAATGCGAAGACCGCCGTCACCGACGTCGGTGAAGGGGAGTTTGTACGCCTGCCGGGTGTTGAGGTCCATCGAAGTGTCGATGAAGAAGAACGCCTGACGGAGTTTCTCCTGATTGAGCGAGCCATCGTCCTCCGTGGCCCAGTCGAACACCCGGTTGGTCGCGGCTTCGCCGTCCCAGTCCTCATCACGGCCACCGATGGGGAGTTCGACGCTCCCGCCGACCTTGAACTCGGCCGCTTCCATCTCCAGCCACTCCATCAGAGCCCTCAGGGAGCGTGGGCCGGGGAGCCTGCCCTGCTTCAGACGGCTGAAAGCAGCCTGATGGATCCCCACTTCCTCTGCAACTTCGCTCCACGTGAGCGGAATGCCCGAACCCCGCGTCTCACGGGCGTCCTCGAGGGCTGCAAGGAGGGCATAGACGTCCATGGGACGCAGCGTAGGGGTCAATCAGAGGAACTTGCAAGCCCTTGCAGCAGATTTGCAAGATCTGCGTCGTCCAAGGCGACTGGATCGGTGCTGTCCAGCGTCGCCAGGACGTGCTCGGTCAGCCCGTCGACGAAGTTGTCGCCCGCACAGGACCGTTCACCGAGGAACAGGAGGCTGTCGGACACCACCGAGGCGGTGTCTATCCCGGCGCTCTCCAGCGCCTGGAGTCCAAGGTGAGCAGGCACCGCATCGTTGTTCAGGGAGGACGGCAAGACGTCCCTCAGTGACTTATGTGTGCGTGCTTTAGCCCCTAGCCTGTCACGCGCTCGGAAGGTGGCGACGTCGATCTTGCCGCGCCACTCTGCAAGGACGGTGGGATCCACCGCCTTCTGGTCGGCAGGGGTACCGCTGGGGTCCTCTCGGTCGGCGCGTGCGGCCCGTTGACGGGGCGTCTCGGTGGTCGGGCTGTGCGCGCCCTCTCCCCTGTTCTGCGGGTCGTCCACACCGATGGTCTCGGTGACCTGACGCCGTGCTCGCTCCTCGTCCGACGGTGCCGCCCACGACGGGATGCCGAGCACCTCGTTGAAGTAGGCCTCGCTGACGGTCCCCCGGTCGAAGGCGTCCTTCACGTCTTGGACCGTCGACCTCTTGGCCAGCAGCAGGGTCGGGTCCGGCTTGACCTCGATGTCCACGTCCGGGAACAGGGTGTTCAGCACGTCGGTCGCCACCTGAGCGACGATGTTGGCCGGGGGCTCGATGTGCGCCCGGTACGAGTTCTCCTCCACCTGGAAGGCGGTGGCCCTGCTCTGCGCCGACAGCCCGAGCAGGATCTCCGGCGGGATGGGCAGACCGTAGGCCAGCCGGTGGATCATGGCCTCCATGCGACCCTCGATGCGGGCGTCGTAGGGGAAGTCGGGCACCACCCACGACAGACCGCCCATGCCACGACCGGACGCCTGCGGCTCGACGAGTTCCTTCGCGCCGCGCAGGTGAACCGGCCCCACGTCGGTCGGGTCGAGCATCTTGGCCCGGAGCGACTTGTCCCACTCCTCCCAGAAGTCACCACCGCTGGCGAAGTTCAGGCCGTCGGCTGAGCCGAGAATGCCGCGCATCCCCACCCGATTCGCGGACTGAGCACGGCTCAGTCGGCCGAGCCAGTCCATGTCGGAGAGGATCGACAGCACCCCGAACAGCGGGGCGTCGGGCTGCGACGGGTCGATCGGGCTGGGCCAGAGGCCGCGGAGGACGTGCTCCGACCGCTTGAAGATGTCGTTCTGGTCGGGGTGGATGACGGACAGCACCCGCCAGTCCTTGTCCAGGTAGACGTAGTGGAACTCGCCGGCGACGTACAGATTCGTCGTGACGAGCCGGACCATGCCGGTCGTCCAGCCGATGGACTTCAGCACCTCGGCGGACGCCTTCCCGTGCGGGTGCTTCTTCTCGCCCTGACCGCCGGACACGATGGTCTTGCCGTCGTTGAGTTCCAGTTCCCAGTCGGCGGACCCGTCGACGAAGACGTCCCACTGCATCCGAGACATCTGGTCAGACGCCCACCCGACGATGTAGCGCACCTCGCCGACGGCCTCGCAGGAGGTATTCGTCGCGCCGTAGATGCTGGTCTTCGGGGCGGCAGAGGCAGCCGCCGCCGCTCCGTAGGCTCCGTAGTAGCCCCACGCCTGGATCTGCTGAGATCGGACGAGGGATGTCGGCGGTGTGTAGACCATGCGTCAGGCTCCTTGAACGTACATGCCGACGATCCCGGTGATGGCGGCAGCGGCGAAGGCGGTGATGACGGCCGATGTCAGGTCGTCGTGGAACATGAGCAAGGACGGGATGATGCTGAACCACGCGCCGGAGCACCACGGACACTCCATCCACTTCTCCGTCCATGGGTGCCGGGCGAGCAGATGGTTCACCGGCTTCGCGATGCCGGTGTCGTCGTTCAGGACAGTGTGGAACCAGACGCCGAACAGCCCGGCGATCACGGCGACCGTGATCACGAGCGTCGTCCCGGCTTGCCGCAGTGACCTACGCCACGCACCCAGAAGATGAAGCGGGCGAGCCAACCATGCTCTTCCCGCCAGCCGATCGGCTCGGCGGGTGACCAAGAGCCGTCGGCGTTCTGCTGGTGAGTGATCATGACTTCCCCTCTCGCATCCAGGGCCAGTCGGCGGGCAGATCGTGCGACGGGCCGCGAGGAATGACGTGGACGTGCAGATGATCCACTGTCTGTGTGGCGTCCGCTCCGGAGGAGGTCAGGAGATTGCCCTGCGGTCCTTGCGCTCGGAGATATTCGGCTGCCACCTTCGTCATCTTCCCTGCGACACGAGGAGACTCGACAGCGTTGCTGACGTGACGCTTGGGAACCACGAGCACGTGACCACGAGTGTGGGGGTTCAGGGGTTTGAAGATGATGTGACCCCGCCCCTCCTCCACGATCTCGGCCGACGCATCA